TCTGATCCAAACGTAACTGATGCAAATTCTGGATTACCATACTTTACTGGCGTATAATAAATGAAATCGTTTAAAGAATATATTTCTGAAATTCAATGTAATGCTCCTATCGTTTCTATTAACAAAACGATGGTAGACTTGGACGATCCAGAAACTGTGAATGAAATGAATAAGAACCTTTCTATTGCTACATCTGTGGGTTTTTCTGATGTTGGAGAAGCTCTTGATAAAGTAAGAAAAATTTTATCGATGTACAGTATAGAATTAGGCAAAGTACAAGAAACTTTTGCTAAAAAGGGTTCATTAACTGTTCCTATTTCTACTCACAAAAGTTCTGGTGAAAATCATAAGAATGTTACAAAACCTTTTGGTGAATTTGACGAAAATCATATTTTCAAGTTTAATTTTGAATTAAATAATGGTAGATATGATGTCAAAGCCGAGGTAATCAAAAAATAACATTTAATGATTTATAATTTGACTAGTGAAAACTTTTTATTGTTTGCGGCGAATAATTATATTTCGCCGCATTACATTGAAGATGAATTTTTTTCTGATATCAAAAGAATTAAATACATTAAAAGTTTAATACAAAAGTATAGAACGTATGGAGTTCTAAAAGAACGTTTAATATTAAATCATATTATAATGACATATAACGTATTTGAAACTGAAGCCTGTACGAAAATGTTGTTTTTTAGATTAAAACCGATTAATTATTCGGCGTTAAAAACGTTTTTAATTTACTTAAACTATATGCCTGATAAAATATACAATGTAGAAGGTAGTACCATTATTTCATCGGAAATACCAATAGATTTTACCATAGCAAATATATTAAGAAAAATATGAAAACATTTAAAGAATTTACAGAAGAAATGTCAGCAGGTGCTTCGGTTGTAGGTACTGGGAATATTGATGGAGCTGGTGTCGGACCACAAGGGGAACCGGGAGTTCCTGCTGGAGTAACTACTACATCAAAAAGAAAATCAGATTTTCCAAAAGTAAAGTCCCCTGTAATAAAAATGTTTACAAGAAAACCGCCACAAAAATAGAGGATTTATAAATGGTTAGTTACACAGAATTAAAAGAAGCATTAAATCAAGGTACAGTTGGAACCGGAAAACAAAAGGCAGCGGAATTATTTCTCCAATGTCGTCAAGCTGCAACTGCAATGCACATTTTCCATTTGGCAACATCAAGCTATGCTACACACGTAGCAAGCAACGAATTCTATGACGGAATTATTGGTTTAGTTGACAAATTTGCTGAAAGTTTTATCGGAAGATATGGTAAATTTGAGGCTATGCCAAATGTAAAATTACCACAAAACTATGACGGATTAACTATTGCTGCAAATTTAATGCAATGGATCGACTCCAATAGAGCGAATATTACTGACGATTCAGAAATCCAAAATATTATTGATGAAATTATTGGTCTTTGTTCATCTACAGTATATAAACTTCGCGAATTGAAGTAATATGTCCGATTTTAGTGATGTTTTTAAAAATAAGCTAAAAAAGAAAACGGAAGAGTTGGATTATTCCAGCTCTTCAAACTTTTTGGAACAAATTTCAGAAGAATTAAAGACTGAAATTGAAAATAATAAGGTTTTACAATTCAAAAAATCGTTAGCTAAAACCTCAAAAGAAACAAAACAAAAAATATTAGAATCGGAAGTTAATATTTTTTTATCGTTTGAAAGCGTTGAAATTATTAAAAACGAAACTGTCGAACCTTTGATAGAAGAGGTTGTTTTCCCTACAGAAAAACAAACCGAACCAAAACAAGATTTTATTTCTTCAGTGGTTAACTCAATAACAAAAGAAGAAACTAATAAAATAAAAGAACATACTGATTTATTTAATCAACCGAATGTAAAATTAGTTGATCCTACAGTAAAATCGTTACAAGATAAATTGAAATTTCTTGAGGATTGGGTTTCGAAAATTTCAATGGCTGGTCCTGGAGGAGGCGAAGTTAATTTCAGGTATCTTGACGATGTTAATTCAGGTTCTATTGGGGAAAATAAATATCTAACATATAATCAAGATAATAGAAAATTTTATTTCGATTATATTACCAATAATACGATAGTCAATAATACGACCTTTGTTACAAGTAACACATATTCTTTAGTTTCAACTGATTATTATGTTGGAGTAAATTCTCCCGAAGCTACTACAATATTTTTACAAACAACTGCTCAAGAAGGAAAAATAATAGTGATAAAAGATGAATCCGGTAACTGTTCCACAAATCCAATTTCTGTTGTCGGAAATGTGGATAATGATATCGGCGGTTTTATTTTAAAAATTGATAATGGCGCTATTCAAATGGTTTATAGAAATGGATGGAGAATAATATGACATATCTTTTTGATTCTAATATTAATGTTATTAATGAAGTAGAAATTAAAAACGATTCAGGAAATTCCATTCCAATATCAAAAAACACTCTAGTAAATTCAACCGAAAACCCTATTTTTGTAACTGGTTCGTATAATACAAGTTTTTTTTCTAACTCTCAATCCGACGCTTTTGGTAGATTAAGAGTTTCCGAAGAATTTACACTAGGCGATTATAAACATACCTATGGTATAGATCCAAACTTCAGAGATACGATGTCTAACGGCGGATTAATAACGCATATTACAAACCAATCTGCGGCAAGGCTGTCTACATCAAATAATGCATCAAGTTATGTTATACATCAAACAAAAATGTATCATAATTATATGCCAGGAAAAAGTCAATTTATAAAGGCGACGGTTAATTTTTATTCAAATGTTACCAATGTTGTGAAACGAACTGGATATTTTGACGATTTAAATGGGATATATTTTGAACAAGATGGAAACGGAGTATTAAGTTTTGTTATCAGAACTGATACTAGCGGTTCCCCTTCAGATTCTCGTAGAGTCGTGCAATCCCAATGGAATATGGATACTTGTAATACGTCAATAATTGGAACTTCCACAGAAGGTAATAATTATGGAAAAGGTGGAAGTTGGAATTTGGATATAACAAAAACTCAAATCTTTTTTATAGACTTTCAATGGTTGGGCGTTGGTAGAGTTAGATGCGGTTTTGTTCATAACGGAAATATTGTGATAGCTCATGAATTTTATAATGATAATTATTTGCCGACTGTTTATATGAGTAATCCTAATTTACCAATTAGGTGTGAACTTAGAAATACTGGGCCAACCTCTGGAGGATATTTTGATCAGATTTGTTCTTCTGTAGCCTCAGAAGGCGGTTATGTTGAATCAGGTATTGATTTTGCAGTAAATTCAGGAACGACCTCGCAATCTGTGACTGTTGCAAATGGATTGTACCCAATAATTGACATCAGATTAAAAAATACCTTCCGAGGATATCTAAATAGAGTTATTGCCAGAATCGGAAATGTAAACGTTTATGCAGAAGATTTTCCAGCGTATTGGAAAATTATTAAACTAGCAAACACGTCGAATATAACTTTAGCAAATTCAACTTGGGTTTCTGCTGCAATGGATTCTGCTGTGGAGTATAATTTAACTGGAACTGCCATTTCAGGCGGTGATGTATTAGATGGTGGTATAGTTGGGTCTGCTTCTCCGGGAGGAAGTTCAAAAGGGTTCGGAACTGCTCCAGTGAATCAACCAAGCAACGCAAAGAAAAATTTCATAGCCCAAAACCAAGATTCTACCGATTCAGAAATATATGTAGTTTGTTGTCAAGCAATTGGAGGAACTGTTAAAGTTTGGGTAGATTTGCAGTGGAGAGAAATATACTAGAGGATTTTATGAGCATACTTACTAAATTTTTATCGTTATTTAGAAACCCTACTTCAAATACCGAAGTAATTATACAAAATGCATTGGAAGAAAAAAATCTTCTTTTGATACACAAACCATTAGACATTAAACCCGTCGATAATATTGTAGTTACTGAAAAAGACGTTAAAAATTTAAGCGAAAACTTATATACATTTAACTTTACTTTTGAAAAATTTAGTAAAATTCTGATAAATCCTCAAGAGAGGCAATGGTTTGATGCTATGTATGAAGTGTTACCAAAATACGGTATCAATACTCCAGAAAGAGTTGCTGGATTTCTTGCGCAAACTTGTCACGAAAGTTTAGACTATACTGTACTAGAAGAAAACCTTTATTATTCAGCTGCAGGTCTTAGAAAAACTTTTCCAAGGTATTTTAAATCAGTAGCAGCTGCTTCTTCGTATGCCAAAAAACCCGAAAAAATAGCGAATTATGTTTATGGTAATAGAATGGGTAATGGGAATATTGCCTCCGGCGACGGATATAAATTTCGCGGGAGAGGACCAATTCAATTAACCGGAAAACATAATTATACAGCTTGTTCAAATTTTTTGTTCAAAGACTTACGATTGGTTAATGATCCTGAGACAATATTACAAGATAAAAAGATTTGTATTATGACAGCTTGTTGGTATTGGAGTTCAAGAAATATAAATAAATATTGCGATAAAAAAGATATAGTAGGAATGACTAAAGCTATAAACGGTGGAAATAACGGATTAGCTGATAGAAGAGTCAGATTCAATAAATATTTTTCAATTTTAAAATAATATAAATATTTGTATAAATTATTTGTGTTAGGGAGTATTCCCTTTATTGAATACTAAAACAAAGATAAAGGAAAAATGTCAACCCCAAACAATCAAGACTTTTGGTCTAAAATTTTTATAATAGAACGAGATTTATTGGAAAATCAAAAAACTATAAACAAGATTGATTCTTCTTATAATGAAGTTCTAAATAAATTAGAAAAATTAAAAGACGAAATTAGAAGTCAAAAAAACATTGACGATTTCGAAGACAGAATAAAAGACTTAGAAGAAATGGTAGATTCTTTACGACAAGAAATGCCAGAAATGCGTTTAATAAGAAAAATTGTTTTCGCTTTAATAACATTTGTATTGACAGCTTTTCTCGGTCTCATTTGGAACATTACTGTAATCAATCCATCAAAATCAAATGGAATGAAAGTAGAAAGTACCCAAGAGATTGCAAAGAAAATAATTGAAGAATATAATACAAATAAAGGTAATCGCTAATGTCTATGGAAAATAATTCATCTTGTTTTAATCTCAAACAGAAGATTAAAATCTTTTCAGTTGGTATCGTTTTAGGTTGTATTTTTGGGTTAATTTGGCAAGAAATACTATCACCAATAGAAATTTTTCCGCACAAAATGAATAGAAATGAAGAACTTGATATTCTTCAATCAGAAACAAATGAAAAATTATTAAAATATATAGAAGGTAGATGGACATCTTCGATAGGCGATCTAATAGTAAATGTTAATGATTCTGATATAAACGGAAGTTTCTTGGTTATTGAAAATACTTCTCTTAATCCAAAAAAAGAAGAAACGTTTAAAGTTGTATCAATATCAAAAATAGATGGATTATTTGGAATTGTTAAACTAAATTTATGTAGTATGAACGAATCTTGTACTATAGACGATCAAATACCAATACAAATCAATAAAGTTTTTGGAATTTCTAAAACTATAACAATGACATATGATACAAGATTTTCTTTTTGTATTTCAGATCTAATGTGTACAAGAGCTTTTAAAGAAGTTATTGAATAATATCGTTCAACCGACTACATAGTTATTGTAGTTTTATTTTTTTAAAAAGTAAAGAACTTTTTTCTTACTTTACTTTTTTTGACGTTAAGGTATAATTGTTTTTGTATCTTTAACCTTTTCTAATTTTATTATGGCTTTTTATATTGATGTAAAATACTTGAACATCGTGTCAAGTCGCCTAGAAGGATTTACTCAAAAAAATCAAGAACTTTGGAATTGCAGATGTCCAATTTGCAACGACTCTCAAAAAAAGAAATCAAAAAAACGCGGATTCTTCTATAAGAAGGGTAATGACCTTTTTTATAGATGTTTTAATTGCGGATACTCCACGACCTTCTATAAGTTTTTGCAATTTATAGATGCCAATTTAGCAAAAGAATATCAATTTGAAAGATATACTAATGGCGAAACCAAACAACAGAATTACAAGAAACCTGAATTCAATTTCAAGAAACCCGTTTTCAAGAAATTGCAGACTGATATTATTCTTCCTAGTATTTCGTCTTTATCAGAAAACGATAAAGCTAAGAAATATGTCTTAGAAAGAAGAATCCCAAAAGGATATCATAAAGACTTATATTTTGCTGAAAATTTTAAGAAATTTGTTTCGGAGATTTATCCAGAATATGAAAAAGAGTTGATTGATAATGATCCTAGATTAATTATTCCTTTTAGAAACGAGAAAGGCGACTTAATGATGTTTCAGGGAAGAAGTTTGAATGGTAATAAACTTAGGTATATTACTGTTAAGATGAATGAAGAATATCCAAAAATATATGGATTAGATCGTCTTGACAAAAAAGAAAGAATATATATTGTAGAGGCTCCCTTAGATTCTTTGTTTTTAAAAAATTCTATTGCTGTTGCGGATTCTAATTTAGAATATGGTATAAAATATTTTCAAGAAACAAATCTTGACGTTGTTTTAGTACCTGATAAAGAACCAAGAAATAAAGAAATATGTAAAAATATTGAAAAGTTTATTGATCGCGGGTATAAAGTATCTTTACTACCGGATTCAATGAACGGGAAAGATTTGAACGAATTCGTCACGAACGGAATGTCTAAACCTGAATTGAAAAGAATTATTGACGAATTTACTTTTTCCGATTTAAGAGCTAAAATTGAATTTTCAAAATGGAAAAAATGTTAGAAGATCTAAAAACTTGGCAGAAATATGTTTCTGAATCAAGAAAGGAATTAGATGGTTTTCCTATTTGTCCATTCGCTATGACAGAAAATATCAATTTTGAGATAATCTCCTCAGAGAAAACGCTTTTGATCCAAATATTGAAAAAGGAAAAAGAAGGCGTTAATTTGTTTATGTTTATTGATAAAAATAAAATATTGACCTCATTATTAGCTGAAAGGTTAGTAGAGTTCTATAATTCTATATCAGACGAATATAGCTATTTTGTTGATGATTATAGTAATCCTCAATATATGAACGAGGTTAATACAGGAAATGGTAAGTATATAATTATAATAGCTCAAAAAAATAATATATTAAACACCGCAAGAAATAAATTGAAAAAGACAAATTATTACGATTTCTTGGATAAAGAATACTTAAAGAAAATTGGAGTGAATAAATGATTGAAGCAAAAATTATTTTAGATAGCGTTTCCCCTCTTGGGGTTAGATTAACCACTTTTGAATTGAAATATCCAAGGTTTATTTTGGCTGAGTTTAATACTCATAGAGTATTCAGCAGAAATTCTGCTTCATCTAGGGCAATTCCAGTTAAGAAGATGATTAAGGATGTCATTTCTGATCCTGTTATTCCTTCTTTTTGGGGAAAGAATCAGGCAGGAATGCAAGCAAAAGAAGAATTGTCTGGAATCAAATTAAAATTATCACAAGGATTATGGAGATTTGCTAGATATCCTGCTTGTCTAGCAGCATATTCATTTACTAAACTTGGATTACATAAACAAATAGCAAATAGAATTATTGAACCTTGGATGTGGACAAAAACTATTGTTACCGCTACAGAGTGGGACAATTTTTTTGAACTACGGTTTCATGAAGACGCACAACCAGAAATTTATGTTCTTGCTAATAAAATGTTAGAACAATATTCTAATTCGATTCCTTCTCCAATCAATTACGGAGAATGGCATCTTCCATATATAACTAAATTGGAATTTGTTAAATATACAAACCAAGAATTGATAAAAATTTCTGGTGCCAGATGTGCAAGAGTGAGTTATTTAACACACGATGGAAAAACTCCTTCTCCGAAAAAAGATTTTAACCTTTACGATGACTTAGTTGGTTCTGTGCCAATTCACGCAAGTCCAGTAGAACACCAAGCAACGCCAAACCAAAATAGAAAATTCGAAAAGAATTTTAGAGGATGGCATCAACATAGAGTAGATATTGAACATAATTTTAACAAGTGAGGATATAATATGAGTAAAAATGTTGTCGATCTTAATCGTTATATGGAATTTGTTGCTTCTGTAACAAGTAATGAATCTAATGATATAGAATTTCTAATTAATCGTCTAAAAAGTCTACAGAGCCAGAAAGATACTAATATCTCATTGCTTCTTACTGCTGCCTTGGGACTTGGTTCAGAAGGTGGCGAATTTCAAGAAATTGTGAAGAAGATTGTTTTCCAAGGCAAACCTCTAGACGAAGATAATAAGTATCATATGTCAAGAGAACTTGGAGATATTGGTTGGTATTGGATTAATGCTTGTAGAGCATTAGGTCTTGATCCAAATGAAGTTCTTTCTGGTAATGTTAATAAGTTGATTAATCGTTATCCTGCCGGGAAATTTGATGTTCATTATTCAGAAAACCGACAAGATGGCGACCTCTAAGGTTTATGTTCTGATAGAAGAAAGTAGGTATATAAAACCTAGACGGTTTAGGATTATTTCTATATTTGATAGTCCAGAATCTGCAGAAAAAGACTATAAAAACTATAAAAAAGGAATACCCTGCGACGAATATCCTTATGATATTGTCCTAGAAGAATGGGACGTAAAAAATGGATTTAAAAATTAAAAATCTTATATTTGAAGCAAATGGATTTTATCAGGATTGTTGCGAGACTGATACCATTTGTTTTGAAGAAAAAAATTTAATTAAATTTGTTGAACTGTTAATAAGAGAAAGTGAAGAGTCAAAAGATATTGATTTTATTACAGTTCAAAATTTACTAGAACATTTTGGTTTTTTTGATGGAAATAAATAAACTTACCGCAAGGCTACAAGAACAAGGAGTTGAAACTGAACAACTCTCTGATTCAGATATTTACATATCAGGTAATTTAGATATTGATAAAATGGAAGAAGTATTTGCTTCTATGAATGGATATAAAATAGAATTTATAAAAGAAGAACCAATAACATACAATTAAGGAAGAACAATGGAAGAACATCTTGGTATTAAAATTTCCCCAGAGAGAGATAATTTATTCGACACGCTAGGTATTAAACGACTTCAAGAATCTTATATGAAGGACGACGAAACGTCTCCTCAAGAAAGATTTGCATTTGTCGCTAAATCTTTTGGTTCTAACTTAGAACACGCTCAACGATTATATGATTATGCATCTAAGCATTGGTTGAGTTTTGCAACACCAATTCTTTCTTATGGTAAATCCAAGAACGGTCTTCCAATATCTTGTTTCCTTTCTTATATGCAAGATTCTGCTGCTGGTCTTGTAGATACGCTTTCAGAAGTTAATACTCTTTCTATGCTTGGTGGCGGAGTTGGTATTGGGGTTGATATTCGTTCAGCTGACGATAAATCTGTAGGCGTTATGCCTCACCTAAAAATCTACGACGCTTCTTGTCTTGCTTATCGTCAGGGAAAAACACGTCGCGGTTCTTACGCGGCATATTTGCGAATTGATCATCCTGATGTTCTAATGTTCTTAGAAATGCGTAAACCGACTGGTGATCAGAATATTAAATGCCTTAACCTTCACCATGGGATTATTGTTACCGATAAATTTATGAATATTATCGAACAATGTATGATTGATCCAGATTTTGATGATACTTGGCAATTATATGATAAACACGATACCAATAGGGTAAGAGAATCTGTTTCTGCAAAAGAACTTTGGCAGAAAATTCTTGAATTAAGAATGCAAACAGGCGAACCTTATATTCTGTTTATTGATACTGCCAACGAACAAATGCCAGAGTTCCAAAAGAAGCTTGGTTTAAGTATAAAACAATCCAACATCTGCAGCGAGATTTTACTTCCAACTGACCACGAAAGAACTGCAGTTTGTTGTTTATCTTCGGTTAATCTAAGATATTATGATGATTTTAAAGATAATTATCAATTCTTTCGTGACGTTGCAGAAATGTTGGATAATGTGCTAACAGCTTTTATTGATAATGCCCCAGAAGCAATTTCAAGAGCAAAATATTCGGCAATGAGAGAAAGAGCAATTGGTATTGGAACGCTAGGATTTCATACTTATCTGCAACAAAATAGTATTCCTTTTGAATGTGCTATGGCAAAATCCAGGAATATGCAGATATTTAAGAATATTAGAACTCATTTAGATCAAGCTAATAAAGAATTAGGGTTTGAAAGAGGAAATTGTCCGGATTTTGAAGAAGGGGTTGTTGGAGAAAAACTGTATTATCAAAGGTTTAGCCATTTAATGGCGATTGCTCCTACTGCTTCTACTTCTATTATTATGGGTAATATTTCTCCATCTATCGAACCTATCAGAGCAAATGCATATCGTCAGGATACTATGTCCGGTTCTCATCTGAATAAAAATCACGTACTAGACGAATTAATAAAAGAAAAGATAAAAGGTAATTCTAAACTAGACTACGATTCTATTTGGTTAGATATTATTTCTAATGACGGTTCTATACAACATATGGATATGTTTACTGATGAAGAAAAAGAAGTATTCAAAACTGCGATGGAAATTGATCAACGTTGGGTTGTAGATTTGGCTTCTGATAGGCAGAAATATATTGATCAAACACAATCGGTAAATTTATTCTTTAGACCGGACGTTAACATTAAATATCTTCACGCTGTTCATTTTATGGCGTGGAAACATAAAATTCCTACGTTATATTATTGTAGAAGCGATAGCTTAAAGAAATCAGATAAAGTATCTAAACAAATTGAACGTCACATTATTGAAGAAATCAATATGAATGATATTATTGCTGGCGAAGAATGCCTTGCATGCCAATAGAAGAGAATAAAAATGGTAAAAAGAAAATTAAAGCTAACAGACTCAAGAACTGCTCTAAAACCTTTTACATACCCTTGGGCGTATGACTACTGGTTGGCGCATGAACAAATGCACTGGATACATTCTGAAGTAGAAATGGTTCAAGATATTAAGGATTGGCAAAATAACCTTTCAGAAAAAGAAAAGTATTTCCTAACTAATATTTTCAGATTCTTTACTCAATCTGATATTGATGTTGCTGGCGGATATGTTAACAATTATCTTCCTATTCTAAAGCAACCAGAATTAAGAATGATGCTTCTGGGTTTTGCTGCCAGAGAAGCGGTACACATCGCTGCGTATTCTCATCTTATCGAAACGCTTGGTATGCCAGATTCTACTTATACTGAATTTCTAAAGTATCAAGCAATGAAAGATAAGCATGAATATATTGAGCAAATCTCTGAATTAGATTCTACTAAGAATATTGCTCAACAAATTGCTATTTTTTCTGCTTTCACTGAAGGTATGCAATTATTTTCTTCGTTTGTAATGCTTCTAAATTTTCCCCGTAGGGGTAAAATGAAGGGAATGGGTCAGATTATTTCTTGGTCTATTCTTGATGAACAGTTACATTGTGAAGCAATGATTAAAACTTTTAGAACCTTTATTGAAGAAAATAGAGATATTTGGAAAGATGATCTAAAATCCGAACTATATTCTATTGCTGAAAAAATGGTTGAGTTAGAAGACGCATTCATTGATATTTGCTATGATATTGGAGAATGCGAAGGGTTAGAAATAGAAGATTTGAAGAATTATATTCGATATATTTGTGATCGCAGATTGATTGCTATGGGGTTAAAGGGAATCTTTAAGGTCAAAAAGAATCCTATTCCATGGGTCGATGAGATGATTTCTGCCCCTCAACATACTAATTTTTTTGAAAATAGGGCAACTGCATACGCAAAAGGAGCGTTAACTGGTGGTTGGAAAGATGTTTGGGCTAACTAATCAATAAATATTAGAATTTTGTAGCAATGCAATAAACAATAAATAACTTTATTTTAAAGGGAATTACTAATGAAAAAAGTTATTTCAAGCGTTTGTGATGATTGTGACTCTGAATTCAATTTATCTTTTAATGAGAATCTAGTAAAAGAGCACGAAGATATTTTTTGCCCTTTTTGTGGAACTCAAATTGAAACAATAGAAGAAGATATTCCAGAAGAAGAAGACTATTTGACCCAAGAAGAAATGTGGGATTAGTAAGTTGACCTGGTTATATCAGGAAACTCCATTCGAGGATCCCCAAGAATTTTGGGGATTCGTTTATATCATTCACGACACTGTCAATAATAAGAAATATATTGGTAAAAAACAATTTTATTTCAGAAAAACTAAGATATTAAAAGGCAAGAAAAAAAGAATTCTAGTTGACTCAGATTGGAAAAAATACTTCGGGTCAAATGTAGAATTAAATGAACAAGTGAAGATTCATGGAGAATCGAACTTCAAAAGGGAAATTGTGAAATTATGTAAATCCAAGTCCGAATGTAGTTATTATGAAGCAAAATTACAGTTTGAAGCGGACGTTTTGTTGTCTGAAGAATATTACAATGCTTGGATTTCCGTCAAGGTCACAAAAAAACACATTAAAAAATAACTTTACTTTTATCAAAATGAACGGTACAATTAAATCTGTAATAAAGTCTATGTTCGAAGAAGGCGTTGATGGAGTAACATTTTTCCCAAAAAATGATTGGGAAATGGATTTGAGAGGGTTTGAATATCAAGAAAAATCCAAATATGTTATAGGCGACTTGGGACATTATTATCATATTATGTTATACAAATCAGATCACAATGGATTTATAATTGATAGAGATAATTTCGAGGCTATATTGACGGATCCATATGTTTATGTGGATAATTTGATTAGAAGCGGATTTTATGGTGTAGTCGTAAAGAAGACTAAAAAATCCCCAAAACTTATTAAACAACTATATGCAAAATTTGGAATTTGAAAATCTGATTGAACTGTTACGCGAAAATATTGTTAATCTAAAATTTAAGAAAATAAATGGTGATGAGAGGGTAATGAATTGTACTCTCTCGTCAGAATATATCCCTGAAACGAAAACTGAATCTAAAAAGAAACCTAACTCTGATATCGTTTCTATTTGGTCTGTTGATGATAATGGTTGGAGAAGTTTTCGGAAAGATTCTGTCATTAATTATGAAGTAAAGCAATGAGCAAAATTAGAACTTCTGCGCAAGCGGAGCATATGTTTATTGGCGAAGAACCTACCTGGGGCGATTCAAGAGAAATATCTATACCAAGAGCTCTTTCTTGGTATGCTAATCAAATGTCAGCAAAAGATTCTAAGAAATTTGCCTTAGATTATCTTAAATCAAAGAAAACCTCTAAAGAACTTCTAGAAAAAGTCGCTTCTGCTAACGAAGATTACTTTAATAATCTAGGATTTGTTTGTAGAATAATTCAACGCGGTGCAGAAATTGATCGTGAAGAATGGATTAATCTTCGCATAAAACAAATAGTAGGCACAGTAGATACTCCAGTAACTGTATCGCAATTTGCGAAGAAAGATGATACAGTTACGATTCAAGATCGTATTTATGACCAGTGTTCTTTGTATATTGATGAAATCGAAAATTATGTAGATCAATATATTAGAACAAAGAAGCCTGTTGAATTTTCTGCTTACGATTGGATGGTTAGTAACTTAGTAAAGGCTGTTCACGCAAAACAAATTGCTGAACATTTTAAGTCAATGAAAGAAGAGTTACAAGGAGCGATTAATAAGACCGATGAGCAATTGGTTGAAGGATATTCTCTGTTTAAGAAAACGGAATTAAAGAAATTTTATGAATTTATTTCAGGAATTATTGACGATTGCGGTAAACTTGTAAATAATTCTAAGGTAAGTAAAAAACCAAGAAAGAAGAAAGCTATTCCTCTTGAAAAGAAAGTTGCTAAAGTTAAGTATAAGAAGGATGATATTGAATTTCAATTGGCATCAATTAATCCAACAGAAATTATTGGAGCGAGGCAACTTTGGGTATTTAATGTAAAAACCAAAAAACTTGGACTATATACTAGTGCGGATGACTCCGGGTTTTCTGTTAAAGGATCTAGTATTGAAGGGTTTGATGAGAATTTGAGTATTCAAAAGACTCTCAGAAAACCTTTAGATATTCTTTCACAGTTATCAAAAGCAAAGAAAGTTGAGTTGAGAAAGTTAATGGGAACTATTAATGGGAAAGAATTTCCTCTTAATGGAAGATTGAATGATGACACCATTCTAATTAAGGCGTTGAAATAGGAAATATAATATGGCTATTTTAGTGGATTTGAACCAAGTAATGATTTCGTCAGTATTGGCTCAGGCAAATCCTAAACAATCGTTAGAAGAAGATCTAATTAGACATATTGCTCTAAACTCTATTAGAGCAAATGCTAAGAAGTTTAAGAGTGAATATGGTAATTTAATTCTTTGTTGCGATTCCAGAACATATTGGAGAAAACAAGTATTTCCTCATTATAAGGCTCATAGAAAAGCTGCTAGAGAAAAATCTCCTCTAGATTGGAATTTAATTTTTAAAGCGTTAAATGGTATAAAGCAAGATTTAAAAGATCATTTTCCTTATAAGGTTATTGAGGTTGATGGTGCAGAAGCTGACGATGTAATTGGAACTCTTACTCCTAGGTTGAGTGCTCACGAAAAAATCTTAATTTTATCTTCAGACAAAGATTTTGTGCAGTTACAAAAATATCCTAATGTAAAACAATATAATCCAATGTTAGGGGTATATGTAACATCAAAAAATCCAGTAAAAGATCTTAAAGAAAAGATTATTCGTGGAGATTCAGGGGATGGTATCCCAAATGCATTTTCGTCCGATGATGTGTTTGTAGCTGGTAAAAGACAATCACCAGTTTCAAATAAAAAACTTTTTGAATGGTTAGAACAAGATCCTAGAATTTGTTTTACCGAAGAAGTGTACAGAAATTATCAACGAAATGATATGCTAATCAATTTTGATAATATCCCAGAAAATATTCGCCAGAATATTGTAGATACATTTGAGACTGCAGAAACATCTAGTAGACAAAAATTGTATAAATATATGGTCGAAAAGAAGTTGATTAATTTACTTGAAGTTATAGATGAGTTTTAAAATATGAAAAAGTTTATGTATGAAATTTTGAATGAGGTTAATTCTACTGATTCAAAAAACGAAAAGAAAAGAATTCTTGTTGATAATGGAACCTCGTGGTTTAAACAGTTTTTGTTATATGCATTTGATCCAAGAATTGAATTTTATGTAAACAGTTTCCCAAAAGATTACGTTGAGCCCACTGATACTGCGCCGGGGATTAGTTTTTCCGATCTCCAGTCAGAACTCAAGAGGGTTTATTTGTTTATTAAGGGAGATCCGACAGCCGATAAATTAACGGAGGAAAAGCGAAATGTATTGTTGATTCAAGTATTAGAATCGTTCGAGCCAAATGAAGCAAAAGTATTTGTTAATATGCTCAAGAAAGATTTGAAAACAAAAGGTTTAACATATAATTTAGTAAACGAAGTATTTCCAGGACTACTACCAGAGAAAAATGAACAGTAAAAATATTAAGAAGTTCAAAGATTTTGATCCTATTGAATCGAAGAGAAAAAAGAAAGTAAAGGTGGATGATAAATTTGATCCATCGCGTAAAAACAAGAAACATTATTTAAAGAACTACAATGAATACGTCTAAATCAATTTATTCAACCCTAGTAGAAAAACCTTTTTCTTACGGAGAAGCGTTATCCGTTATCCTTGAAAACCAAGGTAAAGCTGTTTCGAGTTTGCCTGAAGAGGATTTTGTTTTTCCAGATAAGTCCTGTATTAGACTAACACACACAGGTGTCAAACTTCTTGAATTTTTACAAGAATGAGAGAATTAGTTACCTTTATTGGTATTATTGCTTGGCTTGTTGGTATATACTTGGCAAAAGGATGGGTTATTTTACTGGCCATCATAATGCCAGTATATGCTTGGTATGAAGTAGTTGTTATGATTATTCAAAAATATAACCTTTTATAAATACATTTATTTGTAGGAAGTAAAAAGATGAAATCATATTCACACTTTATATCAGAATCCGAAAATCGTATTTCTAATAATCTGTTAGAAAACATTTCGAGCGATGTATTGTATATTATTGCAAATGATGACCATAATGACGTAGTAATCGTTGCTGAAGCTATTTTAGAACTTTATTACAGAGATGAAGTAGAATTGTCTGAAGAAGATTTAATGGAATTGAATGGTATTGCCGGAGAACCTCCGTTAATACAGGCACCAAAACTATTAACTGGTCCTAAGTCTACAGCTTTAACAAAACCCTCTTCTTCGGCAGTATCTAGTGCAATTAGAGGTGGTGGTGAAAAATTGACTACTGGAAGGACTTTAGGACCAGCACAATTAACTGGACCAAACACAGCATCATCCGCAGCAAAAACTGTTGCCAAAACTACTACTAAGTCTGCTTTAGGTGTTGCTGGAAGAGTAGCATCAAAGGCTGCAGCACCACTCTCAGCATTATCTGGAGGATATGAAGTTGGTAAAGCGTTGAATAAAATCCCAGCTGTAAACAAACAAACTGATAAGATTGGCGCTAGTATTGCTAGTAAAATATCTTCTCCTTCCAGTGTAAATAGCGCAACAAGTAAAACTACGAATGTCAATAAATTACCGATGACAGGAAAAACTTTTGATCCTGTAAAGGCGTCGTTATCTACTTCATATTCTAACGACTTGATGAAAAGTTCAGAACCAGCAAAGAGATTGATTGGACCAATGGGAGGAGCAAAATCAACTTCTTCTAGTGGATCTGCAAAACCCGTTGATACTTCTGCGAAATCCTCGCCAAGATCAGTATCAAGTTCTTCTGCAAAACCGATAATCTCAAAATCAAGTGCTAGTCAAGCTGCTAAGCCAACTCCAAAATCAGTTCCAAAAATGGCTTCTCCATCAAGAAAACCGGAAGCCGATCCTAACCTTGGAAAAAATGCTGTTGGTGTTACTGCTAGAGCGTTTGGTAGTAAATCTGCTGGCGTAACAAGCACACAAAATAGACACGGACAAGGAACTAAATCAACTATGTTGGCTCCAACACCAAGAAAGGATGTTGCTACTGGCGGAAAATGGATGTAATATAATGTTGTCGTTCAAACAATTTATATCAGAAATGCCTCAAAACGTAGGTGATTCTACAGCTACTATTGATGACGATAAAATGAATGCTGTGGTATATTCTACCAGGTCCCAACATACTCCTATCGGGAATATA